CCATGCTCCTACTTTATCTGGTTCTGCCGGACGGTACCAAGCAGTATGTTCATTTAAAAAGTTTCTGTATTCTTCTAAGAACTTCCAAGAACCTTTTTCGTTAATATAGTCTTTCAGACTAGCTCCTATTTTGAGTACAGCTCCTTCTTCAAATACCCATTGGTTAATTAACTTAGCCATATGGAAATAAGAGGATGCTATCTGACGTTTCTTTAAAATAATAGCATGAGCCCAGTGTAGTTCTGCAAGATGTTCGTACAAAGCCATGTGATACTGAGCATCTCTGACTTTAGCAAAGTCAAAACGTTTTTCTTCTTTATCATAAATAGGTAAAAAGTTTAACCACATGTAATAGTCTCTGGAGATATACCAAGAATTACCATTATTTTTTACAATGATTCCTTTTCTGCATTTGAGCTTCTGGTCATCCCAGTAAGCTATAAAATCTTTGGTCTTAATTGGAGCATCACAATAGTATCCTTGCTTCTGAAACTTTCTAGCTTCAGCATTAAAGATTAAACTACTCTCATCAAAGTTATATTCACCTGGTTCTTTGAATATAGATAACAAAAAATCTTTGAACTCTTCTCTAGTATAAAAAGTAGTTATATCCCATGTACCATTTTCGTAAGTGGGTATTTCTATGAAAGGATTAGTTAAGGTCACTAGACTTGGTTATATCTTTAATGATATCTACATCTCCTTTACTTTTATGTAAAAGATCTAACAGTGTATTTAAATGTTTAGAACGTAGTACTCCTGTTAACTCTATCTTACTCCAATAAATTTGATATAACTCTCTTGGTATTGCATTCCATAATTGAGTATATGGATTATAATGAAATACCCAATCAGACATAAAATCTGACTCAGGTCTTAGGTTCTCACCTATTGCTGCAAACTCTTTAATTTCTAAATCTGTGTAAACTTCTGCCATAATAATTGGTTGAGCTGTAGGAGAAGGACTCGAACCTTCAAACAGTGATTCAAAAAGTAGCATAATGCTTGCAAGCTGGTGGTCAACCCCATACTACTTTTCTATTTCATGATCTGTGCCCACGAGACGAGTGGGTGTGTATGCCTAAGTATACTGAGATACTTTTTTTCACCATCCTACATTTTAAATTTTATAATTTTTCTTATACATACTACTGCCACTATAAAACATAGTACAGCATAAATATCGCTATTGGTCATATGCTAAATTCTGTCCTCCTCTTACAGATGATTGTTGTTCATCTTGTAAATCTTTATAGGTTGCTTTAAATGATTGTCTGATCTGATCAAACTTTGCAGCAGCATTTATTAGTGCTGTTATGTTTCCATCTCTACCATGCTCTATATCTGTTGTTTCCATATAAGTAGCTAATCTATCTACCATACTTTTCATACCCATGTATGCTCTGTAGGTTGGTGTCTGATATAACTTCTCACATCTTTTCATGGCAGCCACGATTAAGTCATCATCTGTACTAAAATCTGCTGCTACTTCTCTTAATACTAGTTCTTCTTTGTCCATTTCAGGAACATCAAAAAATGGATTTAAGTCTGGGTTAGGACAAGTCATGTAAAACAGATATGCATAAATGTTTAAATATTCCTCAGGATAAGCATCCATGATATCTTTTAAAAACTTTAATGTGTAACAATGTTCTGTTGGTACAACTGTTTGGTTCTGTATGTCAAATAATCTAATCATTAATTCCAGTGTTTATTGTATGCCTCAAAATAAAAAGTCAAGTCTTGTTTGGTATCATCATAGTATTTTCCAACTACATCACTTTTAAATCTGCATCCTATGTTCTCATACAAAGAAACTGTTATCACATTACCAGTTACTTTTTTATTAAATAGTTTTGTAAGCCATGTATAGGTTCCTCCTCTGATTACACCAGCTTCTACTAATAAATAATTTTTATAAGATGCATCTGAGAACTTAAACCAACTATCTATATCTTGGTCTGCCTTTCTTACATATTTATAAATATCTTCATCAGGATAAGCTACATGAATAGGTAGTACATCACACATTTCTCCATACTTACTTAAGTTATGTGCTAGATGCATAGCTACTGTTGCAGAGTAATCAGGACTAACCATTACTACCAATGTATTTTCAGCTGATAGATCTGGGTACTTTTCAATGACCTTATTGGTAAGTTCAGCAATAAGCTTTTTCTCTTGAGCTGCTGAAACTATTAATGGTTTTCTTGTCATTAATACTTTGGCTTTAATTTGTGTTTATTATCTTCTAACCAATGAATAAGAGCTATGGCTTCTGATTTTAAATAAGGAAGATCATAGGGGAAAATATCTTTTACTATAGGATCTCCATTAGTATCTAAAGCTGTTATTGGATTACCAAACTTATCTTTACCTACTTCTTCAAATAGGATATGGTGGATAGTAAGCACCCCTGGTTTTAATCTGGGGTTATGCTTCAGTATAATATACAAATACATGGATAACTGTAAAGCATAGTGCATCAAATTACAATCATCTAAATGAGCAACAGGAGCATTCATCTTTTGAGTAATACCTTCCCAGTTTGTAAAACCTTCTAGCTTTATTTCTTTGTTGGTCTTATAGTCTGTGATATTTACTTCTCCATTAATTACTTCTACTAAATCTGACTGACCACAGATGCCGGCAGATTTTAAATAAACCATGTGTTCAGGATATATTCCATCTACTAATTTCTGAGAGGGAGAAAACTTAACACCTTCTTTTTCTATTGGTCTAAATATGGGTAAGGCAATACCCTGTCTTTCTAGTGTATCTAATGCACACAAATCAGCTTCTCTGCAGTTATGATACCAAGTACCCAGTGTGGTAGCTCGGTTAGCTTCATTTTTCCAAGCTGTTTTAATTTCTTCTGGTGTCATACCATACCATTTAGACTTCTTAGACTTTGAAGTCTTTTCTGCTATAGCATCTGCATCAAAAGGTTTTTTAAAATTGCTAATAAAGCTGGTTACTGATAGCCAATCTATGCCATCATTTTCTATGCTTCTGTATTTGTGATCCTGCGGGGTGAATGTGAGTATCATTATTAAATCCTATTTGTGTATTTCTGGTACGGTTGTTAATGTTTTTCATAACCTCATCTGCATTATGATAAGTAGCATAAAACCTAGAAGAGTATTTATCAAATACAATAGATCTAGTTTTGGCTACTTTGTTTTTTGTAGTTACATATTCTTCTACGGATACAATGGCTTCTTTTTTAAACCACTTCTTTACTTTAATCTGTTTGACCAATACTTCCTTCTTTTCAGGGTATACTTCTCCCCCTGCTAGTTTTTCATAAACTACCTTATTTTTATACACGGAGTGTACAATTTCTAGTTGTATATCGTCAACAGTTGTCTGCACTTATAACCCTAGTTTTTGATTTAGTTTATCTTCTTCTTCTTGTGTTAATTCTGCTTTCCAATGACCTTTAGGACAATCAGATGATAATGATCTAGTCTTAAATCCAAGTGAACAACCACAACCTCCTAATTCCTGATTACAACATGGAGCTGTACCAGGAACCATACATCCTTTATCAGTTTCTGTATATAAATCACAATACATACAAATACTCATTCTGTACAAAGCAATCTGCTCAACATCTTCTTTTTTGAATACAGAATTAGTAACTCCTTCTATGATCTGCCCTTTAGCTTTCCATATTCTGATTATGTTCTCCTTTAGACTCATTTGCCAATTTTTTGTGTGTTTTTATAAACTCTTTTCTTTGTTGCTCTTCTTCTACTTGTCTTTTAATTTCTTTCAAACTATACATCAGTTCAACAGTTTTAAATCTTGCAGTCATCTGCTGCATTCCTTTCAGTTTATTATTTTCTTCAAACTGTTCTAACATTTTAATCTTATCATCTATCTTCCAGTGCATAATACTAAAATCACCCAGATTTGTTATATGCACCCTGTTATGCTTTAATGCAGACAAACTCTTTCTTATTTCTTGCCAATAAGTATAGACTATATCTTTTACTAATTGCTCAGGAAGTTGTACTTCTGCTGCAACAGCCGGAATTAATTCTTTAGCTTTCTTGGGCTTCAACGCATAAAAATTTATAGTCAAGAAGTATGTTTCCCCTACTTGATAATTTTAATTCTGGATTGACAAAAATTCTCTTTTTATTCTTTCCTTCTTTTGCTATTAAGTTTTTCTTTTCCATCTTAGTCAAACAATTTCTTACTGACTGAGTAGATGAAAAGATTCCTTTTTCAAAAGCTTTAAAACAAAAACTAGTAAGCTCTTGTTCACCTTCTATTGCTAGATAAGTAAGACAGTTTAAGTCTGCCTCACTAATTACTATCTTATATAAATAACAGTGCGTAAGAATTTGATACTTGACAATATCCCAAGCATTCATCTTTACTCTTTTATCTACTTGACTTACTATTGCCATTATAATGTTATTTTAAAACTGACATACTCTTCACCGGTCTTACTCCAGTTTTTATAAACTAAGATCTCTTCTGCTCCAAAGTCTTGGAATACTTTCCATGATGCTCCTTTTCTTGCTTCTCCTGTGAAATATTCAAAGCCAGATTCAGTAGCCCAGTCTAAAGATTCTTTTACTAAATCATGTGCTATACCCTGACCTCTGTGTGATGACATAACAGTAATACTATCTCCATGTACCACATTGTTACTGGTCCAGGTCATGATCATTTCAGCTATGAGTTCAGTCTTATCTTTAAACCATATTCCTTGAACACCTTCTCCTTGGGATAATACAAATGTTTTGTACTTCTCATCCCAACGGATTTGTTTTGGATGCTCTTTTTCAAACTTATAAGCCTCCTTGTAATCTCTTAGCTTATACAACGTTGTCATTTATTTTTTCTTTAAACTTCTTTTAGCTGTTTCTGCAGGTATCAATACATCATCACCAACGGCTACTCCTGCTTCTGCTAATTCAGGATTATTATCCAAGTCTTCTTGAGTAACGGTATGAGGTGTACCTTGTGGTTGTTCTTCTTTAGCTGCTTGAGGGTTAGTCATCTGTCCTATAAAAGACAATGCTTTTAACTCTTCTGCTTTCATAGCAGCCAGATTAGTATTTAACTCTTGTAATTCTACCTGTAATTTCTTTACATCAATTTGCTCTTGTAAAAAGCCCATGATTTCTTCTTTGGTTGGTACCTTTTGTTCTTCTGACATGTGGTTTGTTTTTATATTAAAAATTTAGATCGTCAATGTTTGTTTCTGTTGTTGGATTAATAAATCCAGTCCACTTTTTAAAAAACTCATAGTAAGGTGTATCTATGACATAGGTATCTCCGTGCTCAGTAAAGACGGTTGTACAGTTGTACGTCATCTCATCCTGTTCATCAGAGGTCTGCTTTGCAGCAATAACTATATCTAGGTGGAATAAAAAAGGAAGCCATTTACCCTTATCATCAATATTGAGTAGGTCTAGACGTGTGGGGTCTATGGCATGACAATGTATGTTACATTGGTGTATCATATAGCATTATTGGTTTTTATTATAATCGTTGTACCTGTTTTCTAGAAACATGGTATTCATTATAGACTATGTACTTACTTTTCGCTACAGCTTTTAAAATAGATTGAGCTAAATGCCTTTCAGCTAATCCATCTCTGACATCTACTACTGGGATATTAATGGGGATCCCATCTTTGTTCACTACCGTTTTGTAGTGACTCTGCGTTGTTGTATTTTCCATAGGGCTACATTATAATATACTTAATAAGTTTAAACTCTACAAATTTATTTCTAATATGTAGAACTAACCTCTCTAAGATATTAACAGTAGGTGGATATACCTCTTTAGAAAATTTTCTAAGAGGGCAAGTAAGTTATACCAAAATAAAAAAGACCGTACAAATTGTACAGCCTTTATTTTTTATAGGATATTATATTTCTAGTTACTCACCGGTAAGTAACTCCTTTTCAAGTAACAATAAAACTTCCGGTGTTAAATGATGTCTTCTTTTAGAAAAATACTCCACTAAAGCTTTTCTATACACTATCTGTGATTCTGTTAGTGGAACAGTATCTGGGTGAAGGGAATACTCTACTTTAACAGGTCTTGAATCTGCTACTACCCTACGTATAATTAATTCATTATTTTCTAAATCTTTTAATGTTTCGGTAAGTACTTTAACAGAACAATCTAACATCATAGCTTTTAATTGAGAGAATCTAAGCGGCTCGTCTTTAAGATGCCAGAGTACAGCTCCCCTCCACTTTTTACCCCATAACTCTGCCCCCTTATTAATTAAATATGCACTTAACATAGTAATACTGTAGATTTCTATTCACAAAGTAGTTCTATTAAATTTATTGACCTAATCTATAATTTCTACATGTTACTAGGTTACTGTTTCAAAATATTTTTCATATAGAATTTTTTATTATGGATATTTTATTTTACGTCTATAGAACAAGTTCTTTTTTTTGTAGAACAATAACCCCTACTTCTATATATACTATTAAATACCCCCTGCCCTAGTAGCATTGATTATGTAGTACAGAGGTGGGACCATTCTATCGGTTAACCCCTACCAGTCATTGAGTGTTTGTGTACCCCTATGGTTCACAGCATTCATTCACAAAATTCAAAACCTCATTAAAACATTAAAACATGAGCAAGATTAAAGTAACCGTTTCTAAAGTTTCGGAAAAAACTTCTAATGGTAATTACATTACTACCTTAAAGACTGAAGGTACCAAAGTAAACATTTTGGGTACTGAAGTAATTGGTAATGGCTTAACGTATTTTGTAGCCTTAAAGGGGGCACCAAAAGTGGGTGCACAGGACGAAATAGATTTAAGTAAGTTTGATATTGTAGAAAGAGAGTATACACCTGAGCCGGATGCAGAAACAGGGGAAGTAGCACCAACTATGATGTTGAAGTGGTTGTACCCAAGTAGAGGATAAGATTATAATGGTGTGGTCCATGTAGAGATACGTGGACTGCACCCTTATTATGTAAGCCTTCCGCTCTATCAGTCCGTCACTACGTCAGTCTATCACTCTATATCACGTAACATCTGGTATAATTACTCATAACTAATTGATTATGTGTGTGTTAGTGAATGACTGGAACACATGCCAGACTATTATCATACTTCTAACTAGCTGTATATCTGCCATTTAAGTTCGCAGTATATGGCTATAATAATATTTAAATGACTTACTAATAAAGTAATGTCTTTTAATGTGCTTCTCCTGTTGCAGAAGGTTAGCTTGATCAGCTAGCATTGTAAATGTAGCAGTATCCAGTAAGTTGCTGGCGTGGGACAGTCCAGTATAGTTACAAGACTGTGTAGGCTAATATACCTGAATGTATATTCATTATAATCAATTCTAATTAGCTCTTGATTATAATGATAAGTGTACTACATCAAAACCTTCAGAGTTGAAATACTCACGGTGTACACGTAAAGACAACTTGATTGTCTACTAATTTGATAAGGCTGCTTATGGTCTTAAGGATAAACCTGGCAACAGGTATAAAAGGTATGTATTAACAAGTGCATATCTACGGTATTAACCGGCCAAGTAAGCAAATGGGTAACAGCTATAGTGGGGAAACCTCTGAGTAGCTATGGTGTCAGCATACACCATTGAGCAGGAAACTGCAATAGGATAAAACCTGTAGAATATATGTGGAAGTACTTTACCAAAAGCACAACTGCGTTATTCAGTAGATAAAGGTGTGGTAATAGCATCTTAAACTACCATAGACTGGTAATCTATACTGGGACGTTATAGTACGTATTCCTCAAAAGGGAGTAAGCTATAATCTGATGGCACGTTCTGGACTATGCTATTGTAAATTATTAAATTAATAATTCACAAAGTCTGTTAGTTCTCTAGTTCAAAGTACCTTATCTGTATGTAAAATGACAGCACAACTAGTACCGAAAGGAAAATTGTGAAGTAAAAAAAGTATATCTAAGTAGCTGCAGGGATGTAGCTTAGGATCATCCAATCCACTTGGTAGAAATTAATACTTATTTAAACTAGAGAAAGATCCCTCAGGAGTGAGGTAAAATACTGGTACTGTTATCTACTGAGAAGTAATTCTTAGTGTGTATAAGCAATGGTAACATTGTGAAAACGATAATATTGAAGGTCAACACTCAGCCTATCAAAACTTTTAAGACCTCTCATTTTTGCTATCTCATCATAGTAATACATAGTATATATCATACTATCTATCTACTATTCCTATACTAATATAGTATACTATGACTGGCTAGCATTTTTGCTATCTCATGCCGAATGTCGAATAGTGTCACTAATTCTCATAAACATTTTATTTATCAACCTAAAATTCATCTCATCATGAACCTGATTAAACATGTACTGAACTTAATGTTCTTATGGACCATTCCTTACATGATTGTAGGATTGTTCTTTTTACTTACACTAGGTAGCTTTAGCTATACTAACTGTGTTACTTCTTCAGCTTGGGCTTTTGTTACATTCTTGTATTCATTGTTCATAGCCTGCTTGTACTTCTGTACTGACCCAGACAGACCAATGGATCTCTTTAAAACTAATTAATATGGATGGTGAGCCCGGAGATAACGTCAATGGGCTGCCACTGTAAACCTCAAATCATCTAACACATGGAAAAGAAACCTGATTACGTACTAGAAGTTCTAGTATGGTTTGCTGCTACTATCCTAGTAGTCTCATTATTATCCTCTTGCTCTACTAGTAACCGATATTACAAAGCACCTAAACAATACAGATGCGTTGTAGGCAAAGTTAACTATTGGAGACATTAAAACATTTTACCAATCCATTAAAAACACTCACATGGAAAAAGAATTCTTCCGTTACAAAAGATTTACAGCGTCATTTATTAAATACACTGTACTTGTAGGTATCTCCTACCAAAAAGGGGATGGTCTATACATAGCATTAGGCTTTGTATTTCTATCCTATGATCTCCATAAGAAAAGAAAAGTACAAACCTTCTAATCTGACTATTTATGGAGAACCCAATTATTAATTATATCTACGATAAGTCTGTAGATATACTTTTCTTCTTAGCCCATTCAACAGGATTATCATACAGAC